AAGCATCATTATATGCTTTACCAACATCTGCAATTACAGAGGGGAAGAGCATAGGTTTGATCTCATTGTCTCTATATGTTGCCACGACCTTGTAAGGAAACTCTGTGATGTCAGCTACAATAAATGCACTATAATCTTTTCCTACTCCTCTCGCTACGTCAACGGTGATGATATAATCTCTTTTCTTATACGGTTTTTCATACACAGATAGTTTACCATTCTGCTCTACTGGTTGTTCATATACCAGTGCCTTGAGTTTTGCTGCATTGATGAGAGTATCAACTGATCCTAAGAACTCACACTCAAACTCAATAGCAAACTGTTGTTTACTTGTATTTCTTATAGTTTGTTCTTTCCATTTCTTATCTCTACCTGGCACCTCAGACCAGTGAACCTCAGTTGCAATGTACTCGTTGTTTCCTCGTTCAGCATCGTGCCACATTCGATAGAAGTGATTCATACCATGAGGTGTAGATACTATTATAACCTTCGTAGATTTACCAGAAGATATAGTAGGATATACAGACGCAAAGAAGTCATCTGCCAGATGGTTTTGCACGAAAGCAAATTCATCAAGGAAGATGATATTGAATGACATACCTCGAACTGCTGATGCAGATGTGGATGCTGCTATTATTTTTGATCCGTTCTCTAATTCTAATGATCCTTTGTTCCATGCAACAATACCCTGCTGCATCCACCTCGGCAAGTTCTCATATGCCATCTGTAATCTTCCGAGCAAATCTCTAGCAGTCGCTGCCTTGTTTGCAAGGATACCAATATTGACATTATCATTGAATATCGCATAGTGTAAAAGATATGATACCACTGTCGTTGACTTACCAGTCTGACGTGGCATTTTACAAATATTGAATCTATGTTTATGGAAATTCTTGATTAACTTCTTCTGATACTTGTACATGTTAAAGGATACCAGTCCCTCGTCCACGTTTACAATCTTGATATGTTTCTCAGTAAAATATACAGGGTCACTCTTACACTTCAAGAACTCTACGATATGTTCTTCGGTAAATTCTTGAGTTGTATTTGCCTTCTTTAGATTCGGATTACCAAGATAGATGTCACTTTGAGGCATTTGTTATTCTTCTAAGAGAGGTGATACTTCTTCTAAGAAATCTCTAAATGTTTTTTGTTCTTTGACAGCGAATGATGTTTTACCATATGCTCTACTAATTGCACCTGCGACATCTGGGGTTTCTCCCTTCTTCTTCTTCTTATCTTTATTATCCTTTTTAGGTTCTTCTTTTGGTTCATCCTTTGGTTTTTCTGCCTCTGGATTTTTCTGTGGATCAACCTGATTCTTACCTTTATTTGTTATATCACCTTTCTCTGATTTCTGTATCTCACCACCTTTTGACTTACCATACTTTGTTTTAGGAGTGCTGGACTTAGATGCCATAGTTGCTTTCTTACTCTTCGCAACCTCTCCACCAACCTCTGTTGCCTTTACATCAATAGTAGTACCTGACTTAGGTTTTACATTCTTTGCTATCTGTGCAGATTTCTTTACTTCTCCACCTACTACTTCTGGATTTATTGCCTTCTGACTTGCTTTTGCACCTGATTTTACTACCTTACCTGTTGATTTTACTACCTTACCTGTCGCCTTTGCACCCTGTTTCGCACCTTTTGCACCTGCCTTTGCTGCTTTAGCACCTGCTTTTGCTGCAACCATGGCACCTTTTGCCAAACCTTTTCCAATAACAGCAAGAGTTGCTGTAACTGGTTCTTCAGTAAGTCTTTCTTTTCTTCTATTGAGTGCAGTACCTAATTTGTCCATTCTCACTATGATTCCGTACTTATATTTAGTGAGATGTGATCTGCAATTATTCTATGCTCTTCAGCAGTTGGATGACGACCCTTACTGAGTCCAATCAATTCGGGTAAGTATGATATGGATTCTTTATCCATCATACGATACCATGACGAAGGATTTTTTGATATATCTTTTTGTGTCCAATTAGTATAACCACCAATGGTACAGAAAAAATACTTTATATTTTTTTGTTTGAAATAATTTTCAAGTAAAAATTTATTCTTACTATAATTTTCTAGATGTAATTCTTTATTATGAAAATATTGAAAATAAATTTCTGATTGTTTTTTACTTACACCATTATTTCTTATATTACCCAAACTTACGGTTGTATATTTCTCAGCACTCTCTTCACGAAATTCAGTTCTTGAGTGTTTTGTAAATTGTATTACAGCAGTATCCACATGATTGGACTCACAATATTCTAAAGTTGTTCGTAAAATACCATCATTTGATTTGCCAGGACTACTCAAGTTTACATGCTCTCTACCATTCGCAACCAGTGTAGACCATCTTTCTTTCTCACGATTTTCAAGTTCGCTTCCATAAGTCCACGAACATCCATCAAATAAAATCATCAATTCATTTTGATTTTTGATTATCTAATAAACCTTTCTTGAGCATTTTTTGTAGATCCGATGTGCTTCCTACAAATAGTGCATTGTTAGTAACATTCTTAGGTCCTTTATCTTCATCTAATGCCTTCATTTTTTTCTGTAGATCAACTATCTTATCTGTGACATCACCTACATGCTTGATCAATTGACCTGCAACTTCATATGCTCTTGGATGCTGTGAGTCTTGGCATACGTCAAGTATACCATTCACTGCTTCCTGTCCTTTCTCTACAAGATTGTATAATTGTGCACGACTATATTCATAGTCTTTTTGAGGTGCATCCTCATCAACCTTTACAACCTTTTTCTTAGGTTTGATACGTTGTTCAATTTCTGCTTTGACTTCTAATGCTTTGTCAATAGCGTCATAGTTTTCCATTAGATGTTCACATCCTGTCCTTGTGGTGGACTAAAGGTTTGCCCGTCCACGTCGAAGAATGATCTTGTTTCACTGAATCCAAAATCATCACCAACTTCAATAAGATCTGCATCAGCAGCATCCACCTGACTTACAATAGCATCTATAAAATGCTCAGTAATCTGTGATCCATACTGTCCACGCTTGACAACAATGTTATTGCCATCAATCTCATTTATAAACATGACCTCCTTATCTATCTCAATGTAAGTTTTAGCAGAGAGAGATGCAGCAGAATTGACTCTGACAAGTGTCTTTGTTTTATCTACATTTGCTGTGATAGTTGTGACATTATCATCGTTATAATCTTTTGTTGCTGCAGGTACAACTGTATATCTTTGTGCTCTTGGTGCTCTGATATTTGTTGAGTAATCAATTTGTACTTTCTTGATCACACCCTGTTCATCAGTTGGAACTTCTTGATAGAAATATGTTTTACATACAAAATCAAGATCATATTGTATAAATCTACGAGTAGAAAAATCACCTTCATACTCATCTGTAAATGATACGTTTCTTAGTGTAAATGGTATATCTCTTTTCTCATCTGCACCCTCAAGCATGTTGACTGTAACTTGAAATGATGGTTGGAAGAATGGTAATATCTGTTCTATAATTTGTAGTGCATCGTCTTGTAATTTACAAGCAAAACTCAATCTAAATCCTATGTCATATGGCACAGGAAGAAACATCTTCTTGACTTTCTTTTTATCAGTGGGTGTTTTGAAGAAAAACTTTTGAATAGGTGATGCTTTTCTTGTAGGGTCGTAAGTATATGATTGTAACTCAAATGACAATCTAGGTAAAGAGATAGCAACATTATCATCAAAGTTTGCTTGTTGCTCAATACGTGCCAAGAATCTTTGCATAGGTCCGTATGCTATCGGAACCTTGACTGTGCTCAATGTCCTACCATCTGCAGCAAATTTTTTGATATTGATATTATTGAATAGCGTACCAAATGCTATTACAGACTTTCTTATCGTCTCGTTGTAGAAAAAATTACCTAACATTATACCTCACCAAATGGGTTGATCTCTGTGAAATCTAAGATTGAACTATCAGAGAAAGTTTGTATCTCGTCACCAGAGTTTACAACATCATCATCGTCATAGTTGATATTATTTAGAACGTATGTGGCACCCTTATTATTGGTAATAGTTTCTCCCACTGAGAATTGACCAGTAAGATTACGTGCAAGTAATTTACCAGTAGGATTATCCCAATCAGTAACAAATGCAGTGGTTGATGAGAATGAACCAACAATCGTATCTCCATATTTGAATGTACCAAATCCAACTGTAGATGCAGCACCGATTGTAATTGAAGGAGCAACTGTGTATCCAAAACCAGCATTAGTTATTTCGATTCTTGTAACTTGTCTTGTTGTTGTATTGATAAACGCTGTACCAATCGCAGTTACACCACCTGCAGGTGCAGCAGAGAATGTGACTGGAGGATTTTGAGAGTATAGAGATCCAGCACTCTGAAGTGTAATTTCACCAACACTACCTGTTGTAGCAATACCTGCAGCACCCACTGCTCCTGATCCTTGATTATCATCGGTCAAAAATTCCACAGTTGGTATGGTAGTATAACCAAAACCAACATCCACCATTTTGATAGATGATACTGATAATGTTTTGAAATTACTTGTACCATGTGATGTAGTGATAGCAACAGCAGTCGCTGTTCTACCAACTCCTATAGGTCCTGCAACTTTTATTGTAGGTGCATTACTATATCCACTACCCCCAGATACAACATCTATCTTATGAATACTTCCTGACGCTAGTGCAGTGCTTGCGGTGGCAGTTGTACCTGCAGATACTAATGTCATAGTTACATTATATCCAGCAGTTCTGAAATCATCATCTACAGTTTCAATACCAGTATTGATCTCCTCTTCTCCATACTCGAATGGTTCAAGAGTCAATTGAAATGTGTAATTCTTTCTGAGTTGATAGAAGTCTACGACATCATCTACATACTTGATTTCAAATAAGATATCTCTTAGTGGAAAATATAAAAGGTCACCTTCCAGAGGTCTCTCAGGGTCATTAGAGAGTCCTGTGACACCTCGTAATAGTGGTAGAATATATTCTTTATATCTTTCTTGTGATATCAACACCTCCATGTTGGCTGTTGACCTTACACCAAATTTTGTTAGTAAATTATATCCAGAATCAAATCCCTCATATGACTTTATATAACCCTCTATTGGAAATGCTTTATCAAACTTTGATGTTGTAACCTCTCTTAGGATAGTTTTTGTATTGACAAAGGTACGTGGCATATAGATGAACTCTATGCCATGTATAGCGATAGTCTCGTTTGCAAGATCCTGTAAAAGTCTTTGCTCACCTTCACTACCTTGTAAAAAGAAGGGATTGAGTGCCATTATCCAATAAAGTCTAGTGGTGGTAATTCGTACTCTGTAGTCATCTTATCTTCTAATGCTTGCATTTCAGCAACACCATCCTCGTATATCTGTCTACCGTTTAGTTCTACACCACCTGGCAATTTGACTCCTTGATATTTGATAAGATTCATACCCCATTGTTTCTTCAATTTTGCTGTAAAATATCTTTTGACCCATCTGTCGTTGTAAACCTTTGGGTAGTCATTAGGATCTAATACTCTGTAGCACTCTATGATAAGATAATCATCCTCCTTCATACTACTATAATCACTATCGATGTATAATCTATTTTGCCTTCTATTGAATCTTATCTGTTTATCAGGATGTAATATAAAATCTATGTCCTCAAGATATCTTTTTGTCTGAGTGTAACTCAACAATTCCATAGAACTGAAGTAGTAGATCTCGTTCAAAAATAACTGATATGTTATGTTGAACATGTTAGATGCTATCGCACGACTATCAACTTTCCATACCTTTTCAATACCTATAACAGCATCTGGTATTTGTATAAAGTTCTGTGTTTCTTCAAATGAAAATGTGGTTGTACCAACACCTGTTATGTTTACACTAGAAGATGTGGTTGTAGTCAGACCAGTTGATGTTTCACGAGATGGAGCACTTGTTGCCTGTATGGTATCAGTAAAATCTTTCGTTATCTTATGCTTTAGATACATCTTCTCTACACCATCCATATGGCGATCTTGGTATAGAGTGAAAACATCGTCTAAGTTATCTTCTATCTGTTCATCGGCTACGTTGATCTCCAAGACAGGATAACCCAACTGCCTCTTGCCATATTCAATTAGTTCCTGTCTAGTGCTTGGCATTTCTATCTACTTTTTTGTATTTATGCGGTACGTCTGATACATACATCGACCTCATCACCTACTGTGAGACCTGA